CGAAATGGCACCCCCTCTGCATCGCGCTGGTCTTCAAAAATTCTCCGGGGGATATTTTTGGAAAATGGCTTCGGTTTTCAGCGGTGCTTGAACAAGCCCACAGGGCGGCGTTTACCGGCGAGGACTCTTTTTCGTTCAGCTGTGATCTCCTTTCCGGCTGAGTACGCAATGCATTACCTCCATTGCCGCGAGTTTTTCTCCACTTGTCGGTAAGCTGCTTATGCGGGCTTCTTCAAGCACCGCTGAAAACCGGTCCAAACATCACAGAAACTGCCACAACTCTAAGTGAGAGGAGGTGTCAAGTGTGGCAAAAGCAACGAAACCTTCTGGCATTCAACCGAGGAAGCGCCGGGCCGCCTTGACACCGGAGGCCAGAGAGAACCAGCTGATCGATTTGGCCGTCAACCTGATTGAAAAGCGTCTGCTGGAGGGGACGGCTTCTTCCCAGGAGGTCACCACCATCCTGAAGCTCGGGACCACCAGGGCGCGTCTGGAAAATGAGCGGCTTGCCAAAGAGGTGGAGCTGGTCCAGGCCAAGACCGAGGCGTACAAATCCGGAGTCCGGATGGATGAGCTCTACGAAAAGGCCATGGCCGCCTTTAAGCGGTACAGCGGGCAGGACGAGGAGGACGGGGATGAGTATTAGATGTTACTCGGAATTGATCCTTCTCCCCACCTTCGAGGAGCGCTACCGCTATCTTCGTTTGAACGGTGTTGTCGGAGAGGAGACCTTCGGCTTTGACCGGTACATGAATCAGGTCTTTTATCGCTCCCCGGAGTGGAAGCAGATCCGGGATGTTGTGATTGCCCGGGACATGGGGTGTGATTTGGGAATTGCCGGACGGGAGATTTACCGCCGTCCACTTATCCACCACATGAACCCGATCCGCCCGGAGGACATCCGGGAGCGAAGAGGGATCATCCTCGATCCCGAGTTTCTGATCACCACAATTCATGAGACGCATCTGGCCATCCATTATGGCGACGAGAACCGGTTGTTCAAGGAGCCGATTACACGCAGACCCAATGATACCTGTCCTTGGAAAAAGTAGAGGAGGACTCGAAATGGAGAATCATGCTGCCGGTGTTGTGACGAATTGTCTGAGAGCGGCGCTTTATCAAGAGCCGAGAGCAAATTCCAAAGTCCTTACAGTCATTACGGCTCTGACCAGAGTTTCCGTTAATATGGACGAGCCAACAGATGCTTTCTATAAAGTATCGACCTCCAACGGCACCCAGGGGTACTGCATGAAGAAGTTCATCGCAGTCCGCCGGTGAGGAGGCTGTTATGGAGATTTCCGAAAGCATCCTGATATCAATCAAGAAACTGTTGGGCATCGACGAGAGTTACACGCACTTTGACCCGGACATCATCATCCACATCAACAGTGTGTTTTCCATCCTGACGCAAATGGGCGTTGGACCTGCCAACGGTTTCTCAATCTCAGGAAAAGATGAAGTCTGGTCCGGATTTATTCAGGATAAGCCGAACATCTTTTCCTTAGTCAAATCCTACGTTTACATGAAGGTTCGGTTGTTATTTGACCCGCCTCTCAGCTCCGCTGCCATTGAGTCCATCAACCGGCAGATCAGTGAGTTTGAGTGGCGGCTTTTTGTTGCAGCGGACCCCGTGAAGAACACTAGCGGGAAGGAGGAAAGTCAAAATGGAGAATAGCATGCTCCTGCACTACGGCATCAAAGGCATGAAGTGGGGCGTCCGCCGCTACCAGAACAAAGACGGCACCCTGACCGCCGCCGGTGAAAAACGCTATGACCGGGATAAACGGGAAAACGCGGCCAAGAAGAAGGAGAACCGCATCGACCTGTCCAACCCGGACCCGAAGCGCTGGGCTAAGGAGGACCTGGAGCGGACCAAGAAAACCGTCGACTCCAGCTCGGATCTGGTGAAGGAGATGAAAAAGCTGGAGCAGACCAGCACGTCCAAGCCAGCTCCGAAACGGATGGATCTGAGCAAGATGACCGACAAGGAGATGCGGGATAAGATCAACCGGGAGCTTCTGGAGCGGCAATACAATCAGCTGTTCGCGGATACCTCCCCAGCTCAGGTTTCTAAAGGGCGGCAGGCATTGCGGGATACGCTGGAAGTGGCGGGAAGCGTTCTGGCGATCGCAGGGTCTTCCCTGAGCATTGCCCTTGCAATCAAGGAATTGCGGGGGTAGTTGTTTATGGAACTGCATCACCATGGAATTCTGAAACAGAAGTGGGGCGTTCGGAACGGTCCTCCCTATCCCCTGCGGGGCGGCGACTACACTCCGGCCCAGAAAAAAGCCATCCGCAATAAGCGGAAGAGCGGCAACAGCATCTACAACAAGAAGCACTTTGACGAAGTGCTGAACGCCGATAAGACGACCCTGAGCACGTTGTCCTATGACAAGGACCGGACCAAGAACACCGATATGTTCTACGCAACCCACAATTCCCTGGACAAGCACCAGTATAACGCACTGTTCAACCGGCCGATCCCGCAGCCGGTATATGACGAGAATGGGAAGCAAATCGGAACCGGCGCGTTTATGAAGTACCGGATCGACAACTCGCTTAAAACCGACTTGAAGGTGGCGAGCGAGGACTCCGGCGCAGAGGTCTTCATGAATCTCTATCGAAAAGATCGGGATTTTTATAACTTTGTAACGGATAAGGACCGGATGCAGAGCTATTTCGTGAAAGACAAGTACAAATTCAAGGGGTATCGGGAAGCTGCCGCAGTGTTGGAAAGGATGAAGGACCCGGACTATACGCCCTCGGCCAAAGATCTCCAGACAGTCTATCGGATGTTCAATTATGTGATTCCATATGACGGACAGGGCGACCGATGGAAGGGGCATGACGTCTATGTCCAGCGCACCAAGTTTTTTAACGAATGCAAGAAGGCGGGCTATGGCGCGTTCCTTGACACGAACGACGCCATTTACGGCGGTTTCAAGGCCAAATCGCCCATCATCGTGTTCGACATGGAGCAGGTTATTCCAAAAGATACCTACCGGACAAAGCTGAGCGAGCAGAAGTTCTCCACCCTGGTTCTCCTTGGCAGAAAAGCGCTGGGGCTGTAACGGGAGGCTGGTGAACCGATGTTATCCAACACCGCCGTCCCCCGTTACTACGGCGCATTCCGCGATGCGGTCATCCGCGGCGATATTCCGGTCTGCAAGGAAGTTGCCATGGAGATGTACCGGATTGACCGGCTGATCGAGTCGCCCAGTTACTACTATGATGACAGGGCGGTGGAGGGCTGGATCGAGTTCTGCGAGAACGAGCTGACCCTAACTGATGGCTCCGACCTGCATCTTCTGGATACCTTCAAGCTCTGGGGCGAACAGGTGTTTGGATGGTACTATTTCGACGACCGCTCTGTCTATGTACCCAATCCGGACGGCAGAGGCGGACGCTATGTGACCAAGCGGATCAAGCAGCGGCTGACCAAAAAGCAGTACCTGATCGTGGGGAGAGGCGCGGCGAAGTCGCTTTACGATTCCTGCATTCAGGCATACTTCTGTGTTGTGGACGGCTCCACCACCCATCAGATCACCACGGCCCCCACCATGAAGCAGGCCGAGGAGATCATCAACCCCATCAAGACCGCCATCACCCGGGCCAGAGGCCCCGTCTTCCAGTTCATGACTGAGGGGTCTTTGCAGAACACCACCGGGTCCCGGGCCAATCGGGTGAAGCTGGCCTCTACCAAGAAGGGTATTGAGAATTTTATCTCGGGCTCCCTGATTGAGATCCGCCCCATGTCGGTGGACAAGCTCCAGGGCCTGCGCTGCAAAGTGGCCACCGTGGACGAGTGGCTGTCCTCCGCCGACGCCCGGGAGGATGTCATCGGCGCGGTGGAGCAGGGCGCCTCCAAGCTGGACGACTACCTTATTATAGCGACCAGTTCCGAGGGCACGGTTCGTAACGGCGCCGGCGATACCATCAAAATGGAGCTGATGAACATTCTCCAAGGCATTGGCCCTCCGCAGGAGCATGTTTCCATCTGGTGGTACAAGCTGGACTCTGTTGAGGAGGTGGCCTACCCCGATATGTGGCCTAAGGCCAACCCGAATCTGGGAAAGACCGTCACCTATGAGACCTATCAGAAGGATGTGGACCGGGCGGAAACCGCCCCCGCCACACGGAATGATATGA